TGGGCCTTGGTATTTGACTGCATGTGTTACAACACGTGTGTTGCATGCATTAGCTAACTCATAAACAATATTTGAATGCATTCCGCGGTTTGGGGCTTTATATGATAAAATAGATAAATCACGAACTTCCTTATAAAAAGAATCATATAAATAATCTATGTTATGGGGTTGGGGTATATAGTGTACTTCACGGCCAACTAATATTGATAGTTGCTCAATAGCATCACAATCATCCCATGGGAATGTAATATAATCACATTCTTTAAAAAACTCAGCACGTTGTTCCCATGAGTAGTTTGTCCATGAAGCTTCTTTAACAAAGCTTACTATAATTGCATTTGGATATGCCTTACGCAGTGCAGATACGCGATATCGTGTTAAGTCTCGTTCTATGGCTACCATAACAATATCTAAATCCAAATTTGGCAATGAATCACACTCAGCCCAATTTATAAAATACCCATCGCTAAATACAAATGGCCAGCCCCATATACCTAAATGACATTTGTTACTAATCGAATGATAGTGAATATATGGCTCTAAATTATCTGCAAATAATTTATATGAACCCTTGTTATTCACTGTTGCGCACAGCCATCGACTATCATAGCAAATTTCATTATTTAATCTCAATTTTCTCAGAAATTGCCATAAAATGCATTTTGTTGTTCTTGCCGTGCAATTGTTTTTTCATGCATTAAACACCATTCATCATCCGTCGGCAATTTGGCTTCCAATTGGTATCCTTCAATATATTCATGCACGGGCCTAACCCATTTAATATAAGGAACATTTTTGAAAATCCTAGACTGATAATCGGGGAAGTTTACTCTTCCGGCCCAATCTACACTCCATGCCCATGTTTGAACATGCTCGCGAGTCAAGCCATCTACGTGATTAATGCGCGGTACCCAGAATAAATCTATATTAGGGTTTGAATCTAATAATTCTGGCAATGTTTCTAACATATATGTAGAAGGAATTTCATCGGCGTCTATTTGAAATATATATTCGCCTACACATGCGTTTTTGAGATTGTTCTTGAATGCCGCGAAATCCTTATTAAGAGGAAATGTTATAACTTTACAGTTTAAAGACGATACTTGCGAATATTCTTGTACAAGATTCCAGACTGCCGGCGTAGTATTATTTTCATCACACTGAATTACTATTTCCCATCCATCAGCCGGCAAATTTGCCGCCATATGTGTGAGTAACTTGTCTAATTCGCGATGCTCATTACATGCCGTTATCGCGTAACTGATCTTGATACTCATGAAAATCCTGTTCTAGAATTGAATATAGTTCGTTTAATGCAGAATCAAAGTCAAGCTTATCATATTGGTTAGCACTGTCTACATCCAACTTAAATGAATAATACTCGCCTGGGTGACCGGGTACTGGATATAAAGACCCCTCGTCTTCTGCTACCGGAACCACTTTTGCAACTTCCCATTTAAAGTCATTCACTGATGAGCCTGCACAATATAACATGCATGTCGGCATTTGTATAAAGGTAGGAAACCATGATAAACCACGATCGTGATCATCAATTCGTGCATCTTTCATAAGCTGCGAACAATTTGACTCAAACATATCAATCGCCTCCGATCCAATTTTCATAACATCGGAAGTTGTCCAGCCTGATTCCATACACATATATGATGTAATGCCAGTCTCTGTATCTACCTCCTCTAACACACATAAATTGTTTGTTACAGGGGATATGCTATCATACGTTAAATTCATGTTCATGCGTCAGCCTCTACTTTTTTTAGTTTTGGTAATGTAATTTTTGGTGCAGATTCCGTAGGCTTTAACTTAGGTAATTGCAGTGTAGCTTCTTTAGGTATTTTTTGTGCCGCATCATCTACAATTTCGCACAAACGTTTAGCCATAACATCGCGTGTAAAATATTTACGGCTAATCTTAAATTGTTCTTTAGCTGCTGATACATAATTTTTATAGTTATCGACGCAATCTTTAAGTACTTGCGATGCATACTGATAATTCACAGTAAACCAGTTTGAATCTCGAAGAATGAATTGATCAGCTGCTGATGCATGTACTTTAGTAAGTCCGCCCGGTAGCATATGGCTATGCTGTAAAAAGTCTTTATGACCTGAATAGTCCGATGCTATCACTGGCTTGCCGGCAAATGTAAACTCGAGTAGTGGGCGGCCGAATCCTTCGCCTTTTGTAAATGATACCATTGCATGAATCTTAGGATGATTATACAATGAATTCATTTCTTCATCAGTTAAATCGCCGTGAAGTAAATAAATGTTCGGTGCTTTATTGCCGTACGGCTCAGTAATACGTTGTATCTTTTTGAATATTTCATCTCTATCCATAATACTAAACGTTGCATGACTTGTTTTCAATACTAAGCCTGGACGATTTTTTTCGGCTTTATTTTTAAATGTTTCGCAGAATGTCTTAATCATCATTCCAACATCTTTACGATCTTGGCCAATATCGCCACGAAGCCAATGGCCGACAAACAAGAAATTGAATGCCGTAGGTAATGAATTCAATTGCTCATTAACAGAGTCATGAATCTCATTGGCTTTAAGTTTTTTGTAAACTGTTATATCAGCTCCCTCAGCAAGCACTTCGATAGGAGTAGTAAGACGCAAATCGCCAATTTTTGCGTTAGAAGCACGATCTACTTTATCATAACTCACTTCCTGCAAACTTTTTTTAGTAAATTCAGAAGTGGCTATGATAAGATCCATTCTATTACACCCTTCTATAAATTCACCAGGCGGTTGATCAGTTTCAACGCCTGCTGTAATTCCAATATTATATTTACCAGCTGGCTGAAATTCATTGGCTACAGACACTTGAATGAATATATCTGGCTTACGGGAAATATTCTGCCGTACGATACGACTGATAAGAGCTTTATGCTCTTCATTGTCTGATTTAAGTGCATCCGTAGGCGTACTACCCCATGGCAAAGATATAATTTGCACATCATATTTATCAGACTGAATAAGACTTGTACATATATCTCTGGTATGATTACCGTATCCAGATCTAGTTGCTACCGGGCCTTGAACTACAACAAATGGTTTCATAATACTCCTACTGTTTCGAATTTGTAACTTTGTTTTTGTGGGACTGTATACATTGTAAAACGCTGTTTAGGTGTCCACTTTTCTAAACATGTATTGATACACTCAATAAATCGTGCTGACATTTGTCTTGCTGAGAAATTTGATTCATCACCGATAACCCATTCTCGGCCTTCTAACCCGGCCATAGCACGTTCTTCTGCGGACATTTTATACCAATACATAATTGCATCAGCGACATCTTTATATTCAACTCGATCATCAAAAATGTATGGTGTAGGAGGCGATCCTTGTAATGATCGACTAGTTGGAAATACTGGCTTAGCCCATATGCCATGCGTGCGATACACGCCGGTATGGTTACTTGGAAAGTTTGTATTAAACTCAATCCAATCGCCATTATCATCTTCGAAACGGCAACCGTCTTGCAATCCACCCGTAACGTTATTAATAATAGGCGTGCCAGCCATTAATGATTCGGCATGTGATAACCCAAATCCTTCATTACTAGCAATGTTAACTGTCACATCAGCCATATTATACATGAAATTCAACTGCTGAGTATTTACATGATCTTCAGTAAAGAAAATCTTGCGATTAGGCGCCATGGCATCAGCAACTGCATATAAATCCGTACCATTAGGATCAACTGGCTGTGTATGCATTAACAGGCATGCACGATTAGCTTTGTCCGCTGGCAGCTGTCGGCAAAATTCGTTAAATGCTAAAATAACGTCACCTGGCTGCTTACGCCTGATATTTCGATTGTTCCAAAACACGATAAAGTCGACGTCATGGGTCTTTTTAAAGTCATCAGCAAATTTGGAATACTCATTCCAATCACGATCTAGTGAGTTGATAGGACGATAATCATTTTCATTGATGCCATGCGGTACCCATTGTACTGCCCAATCGGGTTTAGGGAATTGTTTAAGTACATTTTTAACAATGTTCTGTGTCTGACGAGAAATATTCATAATCAAATCACATGACTCATAAAATGGTTCGTTCCAATGCGGATACGGCAAATCATCCCAGATGTTATAATACATTATCGGAATGTGTTGACGTAGCGAGTGTTCAATTTGATAAAGCCATTCCCAGAATCTAGGGTCTGTAAAATGCAGTATCGCATCAGGCTTTTCTATATTCATAACTTGCTGGAGTATGTTAGGATCTCCATATCCCGATACGCCGTACAATTTAAGATATGCATCTTCAACGCCAGTTTGTTTTGCAGCGTCTTCCGAAATATCCATAATTTGTCCCTCATTGGGATGCTTTACAGCGGCAGCTAGCTGCACCCAGTCGTACTCTTTAAGCGTGCCTAGTACAAATTCACGTGACATTGTCGCAATACCTGAATGCATGCGCAGGTCATCTGACAACAATAATATTTTTTTCTTTTTTGGCTTGTTAGGATCGATTTTCCTAAGCTTAGGTAACTGTAATTGACTCATTAAATCTCCGTATAACCGTTCTTTTTATTTAATATAAATATGCTTTAAGAAACAATAACAACCTTTTTATCTAGTCGTTTTGCCGCTTCTATTGCACTTTTTGTACCGTTAGTTAAGGTGCCATCAACAAATGCAATCATGACATCGCAGTCTTTTGCAATTAACATATTGCGATGATGAAATTGAGAAACATGATATGGTTTGTTGTAATAATCTTCGGACATAGCACTATACAAATTTGATGGTGTGTGTGCTGGATTAAATTCTCGATATTGTACGCCGAATTCTATTGCATATTTACGTACATACTTATCTGCCCCATCGCGGGCACCACCCGAAATTACAATTAAGTCGTCGTTGAAACGTCGTCTCATTTCCACAATCATCTCACGAATCTTTCTAGACTTTTCATAGTTTCTAGATCCAATCATCGCCACTTTCATGCCGTGATCCTTTTTGCCATTGGGCATAAATCTTCTCGATTCGCAAATTCACAATATTTACAATTCTTTTTGTTTTTTCCTGCAATAGCCGGATAAACTCTATCAGTGATATAATTTCCATTATTATCAAAACTTTCTGAAATCCATGAATTAACTAGCTGCTTAAGTTTGTTACGAGTGGGCTTACCTGATGAGGGCGCAAATTCTTGTACTCGCTTTTGTGGAAACATTGCACCCTCAACTAGCTTACGCTTTACAATAAGATACACAATATCAATTTTTTCTACATCAACGCTGTATTGTTGTGCGAAATATTCTTTGTATAAAACTAACTGCGAAACTTTAATTTTATCAGCTTTTTGATGCTTATTCCATCCTTGTGTACTAGTCTTGATATCAACAATCTTAATCTGGTTTGTACGCTTGTTTCGTATTACCACATCTAGAAATCCCATCATCATGACTGCACCTGATTCGTTTACAGCGGGATGATAAATCGGAACCTCAATACCAATCAATTCTTCATCGCGTGCCGAAAAATATCTAGACCTATTCTTTTTGATATACTCTAATATAGCAACACCATCTTCATAAAACTCTGTTAACTCAAATTTATTAGAGAAATGGTCTCCCATTTGTTCAACGGCTTTGGTATACTCTGAAACCATCTTTTCACGCAGCATAACATTTACGTTTAATTCATCAGCTTTCTTTGCAGAATGTGAATACATTGTAGTCAAATATTCCTGCAATGTCTCATGAAACGCTGTACCGAATAATGTATGAATACTTTGTCGTGATTCACGTAGATTCTTAACATAGGCAAGTTCCCATTGCTTTGGACATTTCGAATACATGCCAAATTGAGAATAGGAAACTTTAGGCTCGCCGTTTGGTTCGCGAACATTAAATTTTATTAGACTATGCATACCTTAAATATAAGTAGATTCTATTAAAAATCCAAATCTTTTAATCTAAGTATTTCTCGTTCTAAATACCACTTTGCCTTTTCTAAATCCTCTAACATTTTATCAGCATCTTTTTTGCCGGCACGTGAAATGTATTTTACAGTATTGCCTAATGAAAATCCTAGTCCCCAAGCTTCAATAACTTTTATAGCTTCATATACATTTTCTTCACCGCCATAATGTTTAGGATGATGCACGTGTTCTCGTATATCAACCCTATTAGCAGAGTCTTTTATCATGCCAGCCATTTTTTAATCTCTTTATCAGTTTTGCCATATCGTCGTAATATATCATACATTGGCTCTGGATTTGATGTAAGCCAAATTTCTATGTAGTCAATCACTTCATCTGAAGATACTTGAAAGTGATTAGCTAGTATACTAACTAATTCTTTATCATACTTTGCTTCTTTTTTACCTTTAATATATTTTGTATAATATTGTTTTTTAGGCAAAATATCTAAATACAACTGATATGTATGCTTTGTATCGAGCTGGCCAATTGTATACCGTTGCAACATATCCACGACCTCTATCAAATCATATTGCATTGACAGCCATCGATTGATAATATAAGGGGTGAAAGACTTCTGGTCAGCCTCGGTTAGAGATTGCCAGGAGTCTTTCTTATGGCTAATGCCTGCTATATGATCAAAAATTGTTTTAGTTTTTGTGCTCATTAGATAGGCATAAATTCTTCATTAACATGTCCGCAGTCATCACATCTAAATGTCGGTACAGGAATAATCTGCTCTTTAGCAGATGGTGACAATAATGCCGGAAGGCGCTTAAATGCCGATACTTCCCTAAAAAATCTACCACCGCATGATTCACATACTATGTTAACTAGATCTTCAGCTTTAATTCTCGGTGCAGGATTTGCATTCATGTTTAATTCTTTAGCCATAATTTCCCTTTATTATATAAATTACATTCCGTATTGAGGTGCTGGTTGAGCCTCTTTGTCTGGAATATCTACTAACGCACAATCTGTCATTAACACTAATGATGCAATAGAAGCAGCATTTTGTAGTGCAACTCGAGTTACTTTCTTTGGGTCAATTACGCCAGTCTCAATAAGATTCTCATAATTGCCGGTTTGTGCATTGTAACCCAATCCATGTTCTAATACATCACGCACTATAACCGAACCATCGACGCCGGCATTATAACAAATCTGGCGAATTGGTTCTTCCGCGGCACGACAAACAATATCAATGCCGTACTGCACATCTTGATTATACTTCGTACCTAGATCGAGTCGTGCACTGGCAGTCCAACTACCGCGAGATGCTTCTAGAAGTGCAGTTCCGCCTCCAGCAATGATGCCCTCTGCTACTGCAGCTTTAGTGGCACTTAGTGCATCATCGACGCGATCCTTCTTTTCCTTCATTTCCAGCTCCGTCGCTGCGCCAATTGATAACACTGCTACGCCGCCGACTATTTTTGCAAGACGTTCTTGTAACTTCTCAGTTTCATAATCTGACTTACTAGTTTCAATTTGTTGTTTAATCATTTCAATGCGATTAACAACGTCTTCTTCGGAACCAAATCCGTTAACAATTGTAGTAAGGTCTTTAGTAACAGTAATTTTCTCTGCATGGCCGAGGTCATTAATTGTCGCATCCTCGAGGGTACGTCCGATATCTTTTGATATAACCTGACCACCTGTAATTGCTGCAATATCCTGCAACATTTCTTTACGACGATCTCCGAATCCCGGCGCTTTAACTGCAACTAATTTAAGTCCACCACGTACTCGATTAAGTACAAATGAACTCAATGCATCACCATCGATATCCTCTGCAATCACTAACAATGCTTTGCCGGTTTGGATGACTGATTCAAGCAATGCAACCATGTCCTTAATATTTGAGATTCGGCCATCGTATAGCATAATATATACATCCTCATACAAGGCCTCCATTCGATTGGCATCAGTTACAAAATATGGCGACAGATATCCACGATCGAACTGCATGCCCTCAACAATCTTCAATTCCGTTTCCATACCTTTCGCCTCTTCAACTGTAATAACGCCGTCGATGTTTCCGATTGATTGGTCATTGTTTGCAGAAATTGTCGCAACCTGTGCAATCTGCTTTGAATCTGTAGCTACTTCAATTGCCCGCTCATCGAGATAATCAACGAGCTGTTGTACAGCATACTCAATTCCGTGTTTAAGATCAATTGGATTTGCCCCAGCCGTTACATTCTTAAGTCCGGCATTGATCATTGACTGTGCTAGAATTGTTGCTGTAGTAGTACCATCGCCTGCTAAATCTGCAGTCTTTGAAGCTACTTCTTTAACTAGACGAGCACCAATATTTTCAATTGGGTCTTGCAACTCAATTTGTTTTGCAACTGATACTCCATCTTTAGTAACTGACGGTGCCATTGGTCCCTTATCAATTACAACGTTACGGCCTTTAGGTCCTAATGTTACCTTCACCGCATTTGCCAATGCATCAATTCCGTCCTTAAGTTTGGTACGGGCATCAGCGTTCATGTAAATTTGTTTTGCCATTGAAACTCCTTATTTTATTTCATTTAACAATTTAACAATAGTTGCCATCATGTGCAACTCTTTATCTACTACAAATGCATCTTGATACTGCTGTTCAGCTAGAATCAATATAACACTTGCAATATGTCCTTTAGCATAATTA